ACATCGTAATAACAATCAATGTCATGGCTCTTCATAAGCGCATGATAGTTGTCTGTGGTAGCCATTATCCTGCCGTTTGCAGTTTTGTCGAACTCTACAAGCTCAGGGACATCGACTTTCTTCTCTATTAGCTCACCACTGATTGCCATTTGGTCGTTAAAGTCCATCCCTTCTTCTTCAGGCATGACCACTTCTGCGTTGGTTATTTGTGCTGCTGCAATAGCTTTGTCTTGACCTATGTTGTTTTCATCATTGTCTGCATAGATAATAAATTCTTTATTAGGTAGCGCATCCGATAGTTTCTTGGAGACACTAAGCATGTTGCCTGCATTAAAGCAGACTATCATAGGTATTTGTTTTTGTTCGTAGATTGTCATACAAGTTGCATAACCCTCACCTATCCCAACCTTTGTTGCTTCTTTTAATAACTTGGTGCCTATAATAAAGAAGCCACCACCAGTCTTACCACCGCTAAGGAAACGCTTACCGCCATCCTCCTGTATCATTTGTAAGGTCCACAGCTTACCTGTCTCATCCATAATAGGAATGATTAACTTTCCTTTATGCTCTCTAAGAGAATGGGATGCAACACCCTTACTAAGTAAGTACGGATGAGAGTCGCATGGTAGTGCTACATCCCAAATCATTTTGGCTTTCTCTGATACCTTTAGCCATTTTTGTTCTTGGTCTTGTTTTGCTTCTTTTCTAAATCTTTCCAGTGCTTCAGTATTAGTCTTGGTCGATTTCCTTCCTGATAATTTAAAGTTATGCGTTTGCCCGGTTCGATAATCAGAGGCAAAGCCAACAGGCGTGCCGTAATTATCATAGAAAGCATAGTAGCCTGATAAAGCTCTTTTGTTATTAACATTGGTATATGCTCTCTGCGGTTTGGTAGGATTTGTTTCTAACGGTTCTTTTGTTTCAAACCCATGTGATTCTAAGAAGTTTTCAAAACTATAAATCGCTTCACTGGTTAGCGGTTTATCAAAGTCTTTGGTGCTTCCTTGTATATTTTTTATTCCCATACTTGCCCTCTCATCTAAACTTGTATATTATGTTCTATTGAATACCTTACAATATAGAATAATGTGAGGGAGATAACAAGAACTTTTATAATTATTTTTAATTAGGAGATAAATATGGCACTAACAATTAGTGAATCAGGTGGAGGTAACTTCGAGCAAGCACCAAAAGGCATGCACAACGCTACATGTTTTAGATTGGTTGATGTGGGAACACACGAAGAAACTTACGAGGGTGAAACAAAAAAAAGACACAGTATTTTTATTTACTGGGAGCTAAACGATGTGAAGATGGAAGACGGGCAACCTTTCTCTATCATGAAACAATACACGCTTTCTTTAAATGAAAAGTCTGCTTTATACAAAGACTTATGTGCATGGCGTAAAAAACAATTTACTGACGAAGAACTTAAAGGCTTTGACCTGACTAATGTTCTTGGCGTGACTTGTGATATAGATATTGGTGAAACCAAGACTGGTAAATCCAAAGTGATTGCGGTTTATAGTCCTGACGGTGGCGCTAAAAAAGCACCAACAGTCAATGAGCCAATTGCATTTGATATAGATGAATACATTGCAGGCAATAAAGACATGATTGGTCTGTGGGTAGATTTACCTGCGTGGGTCCAAACAAAAATTGATGAATCTTTTGAAGTAAGAGCTAGAGATAACAAACAGGCCGCAGAAAGGTCTAAGGGTGACTTTGCTTCTTTAGAATCATTGAATGAAGATAAAGAGGAAATGTTCCCACCAAAATCTGAGTTGACTGAGGACGACCTACCCTTTTAAAAGTTTGGTTGCCGGGTTTATTAATTTTTCATATTAATACGACTCCTAATCGTAATAAGCCGGGCAACCTTTTTTATTATTATGACTAATATAATTCAATTTAAACCAAAAGAAGTAAAAAAGATTGCAGAAGGTGTTTACACCGATATGCCTTTTCCACAATACAATGAACTCGATGCTATTCGTTCACACGACTTAACATCATTCATGAAAGACCCATTTACATGGAAGCATGAAGTCAAGCCTGACAGCGAGGCTTCTTTCTTTGTTGAGGGTAGATTGCAACATTGTTTATTTTTAGAGCCACATGTATTCCATGATGAATTTGTTGTGGCACCTAAAGTAGACAAAAGAACCAAAGCAGGCAAACAAGAATACGAGGATTTCACAGCTACAGTTGGAGACAGAAGCATTGTGACCCAAGACTTGTATGATGCATGCCAAGCACGAGTTGAGGTACTTGATGCTTTTAGACCAAGAGGTAAAGACTTGACTGAGCTAAGTGTTGTCTTTGATTACTATGGTGACTTATGCAAAGCAAGATTTGATATGCTGCAGAACGATGTCATCATTGATTTAAAAACATGCCGGGACGCAAGTCCTAGAGGCTTTAAGCAAGCAGTAAAGTCCTTTAGCTATCATCAACAAGCAGCCTTCTATTTAGATGCAGCAGCGTCTGCAGGAATGACTGAGGTTGATAGATTTCAGTTCTTGGCTATATCCAAACAGCATCCATATCCTTATGCCATCTATGAGCTAAGCGATGAAGCTATTGAATATGGTAGGTCCTTGAACCAAAAGGCTATAGACCAAATGAAACAATGCGAGAAAACTGGCATTTACACACCTTTTAATTTGCACAATAGAATCGTTGAGATTTCTTTGTCAGAGTTATAGGGAGAAGAGCTTGAGTCCATCACACCCCCTCACTGTATTGCTCAAGCTCTGAACCCTTCTATGGATAGACCTGAACATGACCACACTTACTGGGCAGCACAGTCTGCCGAGTATAATACTCATGCAGAAAGAGTCGAATATCTAAAGCAACAAGGGTTTACCAGTGAACAAAGAATTGATTGCATCCTGCATCTAGCAGTAAGCTATTTGCCTAAGCGTATGTATCAATTGCCTAATAAGTTAATAGCTGCGGCGTGGAAAGATTTGCCTGATGATACTACCCGGACTATTTTTGCTGTTGGGATTAAAGCCTTAAAAAGAAAAGGCAGTGCGTAGAAGGATAAACCACACACTGCCCTTTTTCATGACTGCACAGGAAACTGAAAATCCATGCAATCCTGACCGCTAAAACTTTTCTATAACAAATCCCTTTTCGCCATCAATATCACCAAGAGCTTTTCTTAATACCAAGGTGCGTTCCTCGACATCCTCTAAGCTGACATACTCATCGCCATAGTCTGCCCTGAACTCATCAAGACTATCATACTCCTCATACTCACAACACAGAGCTATGACATCCAATTCCATTGGCTCAGTCATCTGTGATTCCCATTCTTCTAAGTGGTGAAACAAGACCGTAAGTGCATCCAGTGAAAACTGGTTCTCACGACCTGCATCCTTAAATGCTTGGATGAAGTCGTGTTTGTTTATTGTGATGACCATTATGCACACTCTCTAAAATATGCTATATCAATAAGCTCTTTTGCTTCTGCTAAGGTATTTGTGCTGTCGTGAGCTTCATGAGCTTGGTAAGCAGTTTCACCTGCAGGTATTTCTGCTATATTCCAAAATACATAGTCAGCACCTGCCCTATCTTTCATGTTTTCTATAGCATATCCCCTGTACTCGTAAAGTCCTGCTTCTATTTTTTTTGCTTTGTTCATATTAATTACTCCTTTTATTTAATATACCCCTATTATACACAGCTAACATTTATATACAACACTTTTCAACACTTTATTTAATCTTTTTTTACTCTTCTTCAGCTACGATAATAGCGCCATCGACATTAATTTTTGTAAAGTTTAATCCACTGACCTCTTCACTATTTATTTTAAAGATGACATCACGAACCAAGAGCCTAAGCAGAGCTGCTTTTTGATACAGGTTTAATCTTGCATAGGTTTCTATTATTTCATCACCAGTCATCTTGTTAGTTTGCACCAACACGTCATCACTTTTCTTTTTGAATATTGACATACTTCCTCTCTTTTTTGTTTGCCTTGTTAATTTTTTGTATATGAGCTAAGTCTTCTAAGACTCTAAATTCTTTTTCAATCTGCTCGTCTACAAGCCTTTGATTATCTTTTTCTGTCCTCATAATAACTCCATTATATATATAGCCATGACAAATGTAAGCAATGCGAAAACTGACATCCAGTACATCTTCTCATCATCTTTCATTGTTTATCCTTGTCTTTTTTTGACTTAATATAATTATTATTTTGCTCATTTTTCCATTTATCAATATGTTTTGTTTCTACCAAGTAGGTATCAGTTCTATTCTCCCAATATTTCTTTTCATCAAACCTCATATTATTAGCCATGTTTAGCCAATCTATATCATCTTCTTCTACTTTCTTATCAGCTAAGTAAAATAGTACCTCACAGGTTTCTCGCCACTTTCTTTCAAGAAAATGGTCGAGCCTTCTTAATAGGTTTCTCATTATGCTACCTCTTTTATTATTTGTAAGTGGGCGTTTGTATTTTTTTCTATGAAGTTATTAATAGCTTCTTTCATTTCTTTTGCAGTATCAAAATTATTGAACAGGTTTTCTACTGACCATTGAGCATCTGTCCATTTTGTGCAATCGCCCACGCCTCTTAAAACATCGTTGTCCCAAATTGTTTTAGGAACAGAAACAGAATACACCATGCCACCCTTTACATTGCTGTGACTACGAGACATCCAAAGCCTTGTATAGTCAAACCCTTTATAGTTTAAAGTTTTGTAATTTTTGTTAGTTGTATGTTTTTGTTTTCTCATTATATTAAATTACCCCTTGAGCCTTAAGCTCTTGCTCTGCAAGTTGCTCAAAGGACTTATTACCCATTTGTGCTTCCCAGTCCATACTAGTAACGCCTTGAGACATTTCTACATAATCCTTTGATTTACACCAAATTTTTTCTTTAGCAAATTGCTCTGTAAGATTATTAGGTATTTGTAATGTAATGTTAAAATCACAAACATCTAGCATGCTGTAGCAATTACCACATTCAATAGTTGCACAAGTATCAACAAAGTCACCTTCCTTGATTTGTTCCATTTCCAACATTGCACTGTAAGAATAAGAACCACCGCATGAGCAGTCCTTGACATGCTTGTTAAAAAAAACTTCAGCACTGTCTAAAGTATTCTTACCCCATGCATTGATGGTACCTGTTACTGTAATTGTATTTTTCATGTTATTTAACTCCTTATTTTTATTTAACATACCCCTAGTATATATAACTAAATCTATATTGCAACACTTTACAACACTTTATTACATTTATTTTATGGCAGTATTTCATATACATATCCACGAACTGCTCTTGGTTTCTTTAACGATATCTCATGTAGGTTGCCCTTTACTTTTTCTGTCAGCTCCCAAAAGGTATCTCTTCCCGGGTCAGCTATCAGCACAGGGCATCGTGCTTTGTTAATTAATTTTTTTATATTACCTACATGCTGCTCCCAATAACAAATGTCGCAACCAATAATTAAATCTATTCTTTTAAAAACTTCTTTAGGCAATTCTTTGTAGTCCATGTATAAAACATCTACATTGGTTTTGTTATATTTATTGACCACATCAACATAAGGCTTGGTGTTTATATCTATATCTATGCCGCCACAATCTATGCCCTGCTTTTGTAAATAGGCTAGGACCACACCCCAACCACAGCCAACATCTATGGCTGTATCTATCTTTTGCAGGTTATATCGTGATAAAAAATCTATGATAGTAAAGGAAGAGTTCCACACTTTATTGCCATGACTAACTGGTTTGGCAGTTTTTCTTTTTATTTGCTGTATTTCTTTGTCTGAAGATAATGGAATTTTTATGTTGTGTATTGCTTTCATGGTGTTAAAATATATTACATTAAGTTATAATTAACAGCAACCAATAAACGGAGTTTTAAATGGGTGATTACAATAAAGGCTACAGGACACTTACAGTAGACTTAGAAACATATAAGATGTTGGAAGAAATTTGTGCTTCAGAAAGAAGAAAGAAGATTGACCAAATTAGATTAATGGTTGAAAACAATCATAAAGAAGTTATCAAAGAAGACTAAGCCAGTCCACCTATTCCACTTTTATTTGCCATAAGGCGTTCTGCTAACTCTCTATCTTTAGGGTTAGGCAATATAGTTTCTGAAATCATTGACTGAGGTGTTACTGCAGTAGCCGGTGGTACTAATGGTATGTTTGATTGATTTACACTAGCCAACATAGTATCGAGCTGATTAGCAATATTTTCTTTTTCTTGCGGCAGTATTTTATCTGATACCGAGCTAGGTACGGTTCTTTTGAAATTATCAACGCTTGTTGTATTTAATTTTTCCTGCTCGTCTTGTTTAAAATAATTTATTGCTTTGTTTTTTAGCTCATCACCAAATTCTTCAAAATCAATAGCGTTTGCATCTTCAGCAGCTTTAGTAACCTGTGCCGATATGTCACCTAAAACGTAAGGCGAGCTTGTTAAGCCTTCTAAAGCAGAAAAGAAATTAGCCAATTTAAAGGGACTTACCCTGCTCCAAGCCTCGCCCAATGTATATCCTTTTCTTAAATTATCTACTAATCTTTTATATTCTGTTTCAGTCAAAATTTCTGCAATTTTTTCTGACATCGCTTCGCTTTGCGCATCATCCAGTTTGTTAAAATCAACCCTAAGAACAGAATCTATAAGGTCGGTAGGAGTTAAACTACGACTTGATAAAGCTCTTTGCGATTTGTTTCGTGCTTTTTGTACAATAGCTGTTCTTTGTGCTGTTTGGCTTCCACCCAAAACTCTAACCTCTAATGCTCTTGAGTCTATCTCAGCACCAAAGTTTTCAACAAATTCTTGAAATTGTTTTTCAGGCATAGAATCAGGAAAACTAAGTCTTAGCAAATTTATATTTCTTTCTGAGCCAATAATTTTTTTACCTATATTACTTCCCTCAGCAGACTCTTCCATTTTTCTTAACACGGCTTCAAACACGCCGTTTCTAAAAGCTTCTTTCTCTGAAGCGTTCATTGTTCTTACTATTTTTTCAGGATTTTGTGCGTATGTTTTTTTAGTAAATATATTTAAACCTAAGTCCATAGCATCTTCTACAGCCTTAGACCCTGCAAATATTTTTCTTGCAGTTCTGTAATCTTCATTAGAATCCATAATGCTTAAAAATTTATTCTTGGTGTCCATGACTTTACCAAGCTCAACATTTCCCATAGACGTGCTTGTAGGCTTGTTGGCAATAGATATTTCATTATCTAAAGCAAGCTTCATGTAATGCAAAAACTCCATGTCTACAGAGTCAATTGGCATACCTTTGCTTGGACCCTCTGTTATAACCAGTCCTCCCTCGCTGTATGCAATATCAGGAAGTTGCACACCATCTTCTAATGCAATTTCTTGTGCTTTATCAAAAGCTCTTTTTAAGCTTGGTCTAGTAAGCAGTTCATTGATTGTTACTACTTCTTGTTTGCCATTAGCATTTTCTTTTAAGACAAACTCTTGGTTTACGTCAATAGTCCTTGGCTGTGTAGTGGTGTTGCCATCTTCATCTATAAGTTCTTGTATAAAAGATGCCTTGTATTTTGGTGCTGCTGTTTCTTTTCTTGCATCTATTAGCGCATCTAATGTTTCAAAATAAGAAGCGTTTACACCATAGGCTTTTACTAAGTCAGAATTTAATCTACCAAACCTACCTACAGACCTAGCTTCTAAAAAATCCCTTGTAATCTTTGAGCCTTTGCTTGGTAGTACATTAACTAAATCTAAAACACTTCCACCGCTTGAGCCAATATCAGCCAACGTAAGTTGTTTGTTTTTGTTCATTGCATTATGAGCTAACAATAATGCTTCTTCTACAGAGCCTGCATCTTGCAACATTGCTTCTTCAATCATTTCCACAGCAATCTCTTCGCCCTTGCTAGCGCTAGGATATGTACTAATCCTTTCAGCAATCGCACCAAATATTCTTCCTAAAAGCACAGAAGGTGCTGCCAAAGCTGCTGCTGCCAAACCTGTTGCGTAAGGTTGATATTTAGTTAATCTCTCTTGTGCGGTTCCCTCGTCAGCTCCGACACTATATGCTGTCCCATAAATACCTGACCTTAGTATTGGTCTTTTCTTAATATATTCAGAAGTCTTTGTAAGTGCCTTTACTATAGGTCTTTGTGAAAAAAGCGTAGACGGCTTGCCTCTTCTTGTAGATACAGCAGTGTAAACGCCTTCTGCTATTGATGGTATTAAAGCACCCCCAACTTGAGCCACGGTAGCCTTAACTGGGTTCTCAGACTTGTACACATCGTAAGCATGGTTTTCTACTGCATTATAAAGTCTTGGAGGCATGCCTTGAAATCTTGCTTTTATTTCATCAGAAAAATTAAAAGTTGCGCCTTGAGCAACCATATCTAAAGCGTTTGCTTCAGCCTCGTTTAAAAAGTCAGCCAAAGATAATAAGTCTGTGCCTGCATCTTTACCACGTTGAGCAACTAAATTATTTACCTTTTGTCGTAAAGCGGGTATGTCTGATGGCATCCATTCCGGCTCAGATAGCGTGTTGTAATATTCTTCAGATAATTTCATATTTATAAATTTATTTCTTCTACTATGCTGCTTACCTCATCCTCTAACTCCTGCACAGTACCATCCAAGTTTCTTCTTTTCTTTTTGCCATTTTCTATATAAACAATAGCAACAACCTTATCTTGTGCATTTTTTATTTCTTCAATAAACTCTGCACCTTCCGGAACTTCTAGCGGAAAGTCAAAAATTGCTTTATCCCAAGTTCTTATTTCTGTTGGCGTATATCCTTTGAACTCGCCTGATTTAGCTCCTAGGTTATATCTTTTTGCTGATTCTTGATAAAGTTTTTCTTTAGATTCAAAAATGTCTTTTAAAATAGCTGCGGCTCTGTATTTGTTTTGCAAGGCTCCCGGCTCTTTACCTAAAGCCTCTATAATTCTTTGTGCGTCAAACTCGGTCATAACACCCGGACCAACTGTTTCTACTCTAAACCTTCCAATTAAACCTTGAAACTTACCTGCCGCCAAACCTTGAGCTAAGGCTTCAGGCGTAATATCTTCTTGTGACAAAAGCGTAGAAAACCAATTATTAATTTCTTCAGCCATTCTTTCAAAACCAAACTTAGAGCCTCCCAAAGCAACCATATAATCTTGCAATTTATCTAAAGACGCTTCTTGCTCTTTGTATTCTTTTTCATATTTAAAGAAATCATTAATATTCATGTTGTATCTTTGCTCTTCACTTGCAACGGTTGGTCTTGCTGTAGGAAACTTTGCACCGAATTCCATTTGGTCTAAAACCTGTCCTTCGCCCTTGTAAATAATTTCATCACCAACTATAAGTTCTCGAAAAAAATTGCCGTCATCATCTTTCCACAAAGCACCTATTTTTGCATTTGGCTCAGTTTTCTTTTTAGTCACTAATCCAAAAGCCGTCATATCTCTAGCTTGTTTGGCTTGTCTGTTTTTTTCGTCTATAGATTTTTGTAATTTACTAAATTCTTGAAACCCCAGTCCTAAGCCTCTTCCTAGTGAATTAAACTTTTCACCCTGTTGAGCTAACAATCCTGCACCAATAGATGATGCTAAGTCATACCCTGTTGCTCTTGGTGTTGGTGGTGCAATGCTTGAAAGCATATTGCTATACTTTTTAAATTGCATTTCTGTACTATCATTATTGCCTTGCTGAGAAAGCATTTGTTGTATTAGGTCTTGAACATTTGGGTCTGATAAAATTTCTTGCTCTGTTTGTTTCTCAACACCACCACCGTCTTGATAACCCATTAACGAAGATATACCCATTCTGCTTATTGTCATTATTATCCTGAACCATATTGCTGTTGCGGATTAAAGAAGCTGCCCAATCCACCCAAAGCACTTAATCCTGCACCCAGTCCTGCCTGTAAAGCTGATTGCGGTACGCCGAAGGTTGTAGCTGTTTGACTGAATCCTGCAGGTACTGATTGTACAAATGGTAGCAACGATTGCATTTGTTGCATCGGAGCCATTTGATATTGCATAGCGTTAGCTCTAGCTGCGTCTAATTGTGCTTGTTGCTGTCCTTGAGTCATTCCACCTATTCCTAGTGTTCTTTGTATGTCCGCTTGTGCGGCTTGTTGTGCTTGCTGTCCTAGTCCTGACATAGCGCTACCCGCACCGAACTGTGCTTGTTGTCTTTGTTGTCCTATTTGTGCTTCCGTGCCACCCAATTGACTTAATTGGTTGGCTAATGTCTGTTGTCCTGCTAAGGCGCTTTGTCCTGCTTGTGATAAAGCCTGTTGTCCTGCCTGACCATATCCTGCCAATGTAGAACCAAGTCCTCTCATTCCCGCAGCTCTTTGTCCTGCTACGTTGGCTAAACTTCCGCCTAATCCAGTTAATGCTTGTTGTTGTCTACCAAATTCACCCAATGCTGATTGCTGTGCTTGTTGATATCCTCTACTTCTTATACCACCTATGGCTTCACCTAAGCCTCTTCCTAGCGCTTCCTGTCTTTCTGTAGCACCAAGCCTTGCTCTTGAACCAAAGGCTGATTCGCCACCTGTGCCGATATCCGATGCTCTTGCAGCTATGTCTTGTTTTGCACCTGCTTTCATGACATCTCTTGTGGTTTGGTCAACGACTGCTTGTTCGTATGGGTCGTAGAAATCCTGTGTCATCCCTTGATTAAATCTACCAGTGCCACCTTGTCTTAAATAATCACTAGCCTGATTTAATCCTGCACCGTATTGTTTTTCTGCGCCTCTTGCTATACCTGCAGCTTCACCCAATCCACCAAACAAAGATTCTAGTCCTTGCTCTCTAAATGCTTGTTCTTGACCAACACCACCTGCAACACTACCTAAAGCCTCTCTACCGAGACCTCTCGCTGTGTCTGTGCCTCTAAATAAATCTTGTAGACCTGCTCTATATGAGCCGCCCGCTTCTTCCAAGTATGGTGTCTGTATGCCTGTAGCTTGTCTTGATAGCTGTATAGCTCTTTGTTGGTCAGGAGATAATCCCGCTACTTGCTGAGGAGCCACAATTGGATTTCCTTGCTCATCAAAGAAAGACCTGTTACTTGCTTGAAATGCTTGTTGTAAAAAACCCGGACTGTAAGAATCTGTGCCGGGAATACCTGAGCCATAGAATAATTCCCTTGTTGCAGGGTCTAGGCTTCTGAATTGTTGTTGTACGTCTACTGCTATTGGTCCTTGTTCTTCAGCCATTATGCCACGCCTCCAAAGTGTTCCATGAGTTTATACATAACTCTTGTACCTGAGTCACGACTTGGGTCGCCGTTAGGAGTTAGTGTCAATATGCCGTTACTATCATTAACATCAAATGCGCCCGCACCTTTAACTGCTTTGGCTGTCATTACAAACTCACCATCGGAAAGCATTGCAGGTATATCATCTGAAGTTTCAGTACCCGGACCGTCTATTTGTCCATCCATTACTGGGAAGTTAGCAGGGTCTATTGGCACATCACCACCCTCTGCCATGGCTACTGCTCCGCCTTGTGCAAAAGCCATAATGCCGCCTTGTGCTGCTCCTCTAGGAGTTCCGCCTTGTAAAGCAGGCATACCTTGTGGGTTTAATCCGTATTCTACTCTGCTTGGTGCTTCTTCGCCTTTTTGTCTAGCCACCTCAGCAGCTACATTGTATCTGCCTAGTTGGTCCATAGTCGTTAATGGTGTTAATGGTACGCCTTTATTATTCTTGGCATCTTCGTAAGCTAATTTGCCGACCAATCCTGCTAGTCCTGCAATACCTAAGTTTCCTAAGCCACCGCCTGAGCCACCACCAAACATTCCACCTTCCCTTACAGAGTCGCTTGACTTACCTTTTAAAAAGTCTTCTATAAGACCAATCCTGCTTTGTCCCGGCGTACCTCCTCCAAATATTCCACCAAGAAAGTTTCTTAATCCTCCACCGCCTGTTTGTGTTTGTGAGCCTCTAACCTGTGCTAAAACATCTGCGGGAGAGAAAAGATTTCCGTCTTTATCTGCAAGCATGCCTGACTCACCTTTCACAGTGTAGTTTTCACTAATATACTTCATTTCTTCAGGACTTGGCATATCGCTTGAACTTGGTTGATAATTTGCATCAATAAATTGCCCATCTTGTCCGCCACTCATATAATCTACAGGTTGGTCGCCACCGCTAAACAAACCAAAGTAACCTTGTTTTTGGTCATCTCCGTATTGTTTCGCCATGTTTTTGCCGTATTGAAATGGCTTAAACTTGCCATCAATACTACCTATACCTGAAAAAGCCTTACCAAATCCACCGCCAAGGTCTTTAAAACCACCTGATGTTATAGACTTGAGTGCGCCATCTTTACCAAATACTTTTTGACTACCGCCTGAAAATACAGTCATTAAGTCTCCAATGCCGCCTTTACCTTTAGCAATGTTTAATGCAGCACTACCTTTTTGATATACAGCAGCAAAAGGCTGCCATGGCCCGGGAATGATTGCAGCTACTGGTGCTATCTTCTTAACAACCTTTTTAAGTCCTTTAGCTATTTTCTTTAAGAATCCAAACTCAGGATTACCTGTAATTGGATTAATAGACATGCCGCCACCAACAGTATATTCATCAGGGTCTAAACCCATGTTCATCATATCCTGCTCTAATCTTTGTCTTGTTTCAGGCGTTATAACTGGTGGAACCACCATTTCGCCTTGTGCAACGTGTGCTAAATAGTTGTCTTCATCTCTGCCGAGTCTTGCTATTCCTTCGCCACTGTTGTCGATTCTATTCATCATTTTAAAATTTTACCCTATTTCTTATGGTTTTGACCAACTTCTTGCATAAATTCTTTCATATATTCTTTTGACTCATCCTTACATACTAGCCAAAAAACCAACAAATACCTGTCTCCACTTACAACAGGCAATCCTCTATGCATGTGAGTTAGACTAGGAAAGATTAAAGCATTACCCGTAGGCAAAGGCTCAACCGTTCCTTTTCTCATAAACTCAGTACCACCACCTTCATAATCTCCTGTATTAAGAGGTACTACTATACTTATATCAGAACTAGCATCGTGATGCCAAGCTCCCTGTTTTTTATCTTTTAAATTGTAGTTAGCTATCTGTATATTACCACCAGTAACGTGCCTATTCCAAATACTTAGTAATATTGGATTAATAACCGAATCAACCACCTGCATTAATGAGTGATAAAGCTGTGGACATTTGTCGTACAAAACTATTTCAGGTATTTGTCGCAGCTCATCTTCTTCTTCATTAGGTTCAAAACCAAAATGCTGTGTCATGTTGTGCATTTCATTAATAAGCAGGTTGCATAGCTCTTTGCTAAACAAAGGCACCGTATGTACATCCGGCAAAGGTTCTTTAATAATAGAGTTTAAAGGTAAGTTATCTAAACATTCTGCTCTTTCATTATAAAAATCGCTAAGTATTGGTAATGTTTCTTTTGTTTTTTGTAGTGTTTCTTTTTCTACGAACCAGTCTGACGCAAAGCCAAGTAAAAGATTTTTTAATTGGTATTCTTGTTCTATGTTAGTTTGCGCCAACATCCAACAATCTTATTGTGGTGCTACTAGAGACAAAGCCATTTGAAAGTCATTCATATCAAATTCAGGGTCTTGGCTTAATACTTGTATTATAACCTGTTGCGCCTGCATAGATACTTCTGAATCTATTGGATTATTTAATATAGCCATAACTTCTTGCTCATAGCCATTTTCAGCTAATGGTATAAATATTTCTTGCATGACTTGCTCTTTAGACATTTCAATCTCAGCCATACCTTCTTGTTGTGACATGTCAGCCATACCACCTTCTCTAAATCTAGGTACGCCACTATCTATAGCTCGCATTACATTGCCTTTCATGCTTTGTATTTTTATTTTTTCTTCGTCTAGTTTGTTAATTTGATTTGCAATCATTTGCGCCCTTTGATTATCTCCATCTCTTACAGCCATTTCGTACTCTCGCATCATATTTTCTATTTGACTTTCTATTGAAAACATCATGCCTTCAGGAGACCTGTCGCCAAACCTAGGTTCGTTGTCATTCATGTTAGGAGACATTGCTTGTTTAAACTTTTCCATTTCTTTGTTAGAAATAGCACCCATGGTGCCACTTGTTACTTGACCTATTAAGTTTTCTATTCTTGATTTTAAATCTGCCATAATAATTTCCTATCTAATATTTACTGATATGTTACCACCAGTTATAACAGAGACAAAGCCTAAGCTAGCTGTTGCCTCATATCCTTGTTCATTAAATAACGTCAAATCAATCCATTCATTGCCGTTATACACCTGTAATACGTTATGTGTTGTATTCCATATTACATCGCCTTGTACAAAATTCAATTCTGATAACTCTGTAGCGTTAAACCTAGGTGTTCTGTTAGGGTCAAATTGACCCAAGTTAATCTCTAAAACTCTAACCAGTCTATTGAAGACTTCAGGCGTTACCTCTTGCGTTGCTAAGGGCAGCCTGCTTGGTAATAATTTAGCCATTACCTTCTACCGTCAGGTTGGATATCTAGTCTTGTATATCCTAATCTCCACTTATAACCTGTTCTGTTACCTACTGCAGCATCATCATCGCTTTGCAATCTCAATACAGCCTGTCTTCCTCTTGCTCTTACATGCACTTGGTCGGTGTTATTTGATATGTCTGTGGTCGCCTTGGTGGTCAAAGATTCGCTTGGTGCGTTTCTAGTTTTAAGCAACATATTTATCTGCGGAACACCTGTATCAACATTAGTGCCATAAAATTTTACATCGGGCATGATTCTTCTGATAAATGTAAAGTTGTTGCCCTCTTGTAAGTCAAAGTCTGAGCTTTCAATAAAGACCCCATCCATAGGTGAGCCATCTGCATCATCGCCGTCTTCTTGGTTAAACAGATAATTATTAGCAGTGGCTAATGGTTTACCGAATACATTTTGGTCAACCCAAGCGGTTCTAACCAACTGACCAATAGACCAAACGCCTTCTAAATAGTTGTATATGACATATCTTGATACCTCATCAGTTCCATCACTTTCTGCAGGATAGAACCACCACACCTCATTAAACTCTTTGTTTAATAGTGCAAAGACTTTAAATGCTTGACCCAAATCTAAATCTTCTTGAACATAACTTAATACACTGCAAGGTAGTTTTTGAACTGCACCGTTGTAAGAATAGAAACCATCATCGCCCATCCAAAAGACTCCATTAGGAGAGTTAATAGCTGCATTAGGTCCAATCATACCTGTGCCTTCATTAATTAAATTAACTGCAAAAGTTAATGGCGGTCCAACAAACTGCATACTATACATAGAAGTATCAGTCCATATTAGTGTTTCTTGTCTTGCTCTTAAGCCACCTCTGATTTCACTACCTGAAGATAATCTTAGAGAACCTGCTGTATTTGTAGTTTTTGGCTCCCACTCGGTAATGCTTTCTTGGTCTGAGAAAGCTATGTTCATAGGGTCAACAACGCCTGTTCTTGCACCACCTGATACTGGGTCTGCGCCTAATACAATAACGTGCCTGTCCGTATCACTTACTATGGTTTGTAATCCAACTGTAGGTGATAAGTTTGCACCGGAAAGCGTAGTGATATCTACAGCTCTTGTAGTAGTGCCGTTGGACTCATCCCAATAATAAATACTGCCACCCCTAGGATGCAATATTAAATCTTCACCAAAGTTATCTGATGACCATAATCTTAATTGGTTAGCAAAGCTTAAGCTAGTAGAGGCACCAAAAGCACCTTGACCCCAATTACCTGAGCCATATCCTGTAGATTGTATAAATACGTCCAAACCTACAGTTAATTGGTAAGCTGCATCAACTCCTGAGCCGCCATTTCCTGTATCACTACCATTTGCTGTAGCCGTTGCTGTAAACGTAAATGTATTTGCACTTGGTACTGAAACCACCTGATACTCTTGATTTAAAACGGTTGCAGTGATATTACCACCAAGACTTACTGCGCCACTGAAAGTAACAAAGTCATTTACCACAACTCCGTGAGTAGAATCTGTTGCTGTAATAGTTGCAGAGCCATTTGTGGCAGCAAAAGTTACACCATTGGTTGTTGTTGCTCTTATAGGAGTTATGTCGTTTAAGCTTGTGCCTTCAAGTATGTATGCTTTTAAATGCGTGCCGATATATAAGTATTTATTACCTTCTAATGATATCCATGGAAATAGGTTACGACATGTACCTAAAAATGATGTAGTGGTTTGTTTTGTCCAACCGCCTATTTTTTCTACAAAGCCTTTGCGAAATCTGACAAGAGAAGCATCAAACCAACCACCCGCATTAGTGTAACTGGTTCCTTCTCTGTCTATTCCTGCTTTAAATTGAAACTTTGCAAACGGCATGTTTCATCTTCTAAGCTATTCTAATAATAGCTGTAGCTGCTGCTTTAGCAGGAAATACTATAGTAAAGTCGCCTGCTGTTGATGTCTTGTCACCACCAAAGTCAATAGTTGCTACTGACTTATCACTGTTAGTATCGTTGTAAATCATACAACCTCTAGCTGTGATAGTAGCTGTACTAAATGTTAAATCAGAAAAGTCAGTTACTGCAGTAGTTCCAGTAGCAGAAGGCGTTACATTGGTTAATGCAGCTCCACCTGATGTATAGTTTGTACCACTTGCTTGTCCTGTAGTTGTAAAAGCAGTTGTTGCAGCACCCAAAGTAGCCGAACTGGTGTACAAAGCCAACTTAAAACTATTACCGCTTGAGTTGGTAAAGTTGTGCGTTCCTGTCAAAAGCTCTACTTTAAAGCTTGTTGTAAGAGTAGATGTAATTGCCATATTAAATACCTTTTATTATTTTTGCTAAATCTTCACTACCTCCACTAGATAAATCTTGAATTAAGGTAGCCTTATAAGATTTTAAAGCATTTTTAATATATATCAAACAAACTTGGTAAATTAAATCTTGGTAAGCTCTAGCCTGAGCTTTTACATGTTCTTCATTATCGTCCGAAAAACCAACTATTTTTTCTGTTAATTGCTTTGCCCAAAACTCAGGCGGATGACCTCCGAACTTGGTTGTAGCTACCTCAACCATGCCCAATTCAGGCACTCCGTCAGGCGTTATTTTTATTACCATTTATTTGGCTCCGGCGCTTTAAGGTGACTGTCATACCTGTCTGCAATTTGTGGCAGTATTTGTTTTTTTTGTACTTTAAGCTCGCTAATTTTTTTTACTTCTAAGCCATCTTTACCCTGAACAGGAACATAAGGGTCTTTTAAACGATGATATCCATACAGTCTTTGTTCACCGGGTATGTTGGTATCTAGCAATGAGCTGCTAGATGCTACCTCAACCTGAATACCTTTTTCCATGCATTTTACTAACCAAAACTCTACACAGGCTCTTCCTGCTTCTGCAAAATATAAGTTGTTCTTATATGTAAAATCTATACCAAATAACTTTATGTTGGCTACATCATTCCAATAAGCAAAGGCAACCGCATAAGCCACCGTATTGTTTAGATAATGACAATTGGTTTCTTTTACTATTTCTTGTACAGGATATTCAACAAGGTTTTTACACCTTGCATCATTTTCACATGTATAAATAGGCTTGTTGTGATTTGTCAGCAGTTCTTTCATGCAGTCAGTTTGTCCGCCTGCGTCTTGTGTATCAAGAAACCTACTTGGCGGGTCCATCATAAACACACGGTCATGAAATATTACTGAAGCCACAGCATTAATTGCCCATACTTCATCAAATTTTACGCTGTGTGATTTTGCAAGGTTGTAGTCAAACCAACTTTTGCCTAGACCGACAATAGCTACAGTTTTACCTTTAAGTTTTTTGATTGGTTTCATATTATCTCTCCTTAACTGAAACTTATGTTACATTTGTTCTTAGTGAATCATACCTCATTTCGTCCCTAGTATCTCTTCCTTCACCTAGGTTCTTTAATCTTAGTAAACTTTCTTTAAATCTTGCTTCATACAAACCAACGTCATTAGGGTCTAACTTTAAAAATACCGCACCCTCTAACAAACAACCGTATAGCAAGGTGTCAGGTGCATCTGTAGACAAATATGTGGTTCCTGAGTCACCCCCTGCGGTTAATGATGCAGGCTGTGCTAAATAATGTAATTCCATAGAATAGTTTGTGTCAGGAACAGGAGCTATTTCAAAAGAACCTTGGTCAAATATAGCGTAATATCTTGGCTTTCCTCTTGTGGTTGTATCGGTTACAAATTCTTTTATAAAAGAGTTGTGTTTTAAATCTAGGTAATCATAGTTGTTTGAGCTTATAACAGCCAATGAAAACGGTGCTAAAAAATCAGCAGGTGTGTTTAAAAATCTATTATCTTGTGAAACATTACCCTGTACATTTTTTCTTTGGTCAGGAATCTGTACTGATTTAAGTATTCTTTCTTCTGCTTGTAAAATAATAGTATTAAGGTTATTTACAAAAGTTGTTTCATCACTTTCTAAGTAATCTTGTATCGTAGTTTTTAATGTTGCTAATGTAAAACTCATGATGTTGTTATTGTAACTGTCCCTACTGCACTTGTCATGCTGTCGGGAATGGTTAATTTTTGACCTATTATGCCTAAGTCATAGTTTGTATATACTGTAAAACTTGTTGGCGATACGCTTGTATCAGGTCTTGGCTCTCTTACAGCTTGTGGGTCAGCAATCTTTTTTACTGGATTTAACTGGGGATGCTTAGACTCGTAACATTCAGGACATGTTTTTAAACCATTCCATTCTTTGCGTAACTCTCTTAAGCCATATCTAAAGCCACATCTATCGCAAATTGCATAAGCGTTTTTGTTAGATGCAAAAGCCATTATGCGATGTTATAGCTAGATATATCAGGGGTTATGCTAAAAGAAGCTCTATCTTCATCTGTATCTAAAGCTCTTTGGAACTCTTCCTCATATATTTGTTTGAGTAACCCAGTTCTGTCAGGACTTTTTTTAATTGATATGTAGTAAGCAAGACCTGCTGCTAAACATGGATAAAACCTAAATGGTAACTGTAATGTATTAGTAGCTGCATCTACATCATCCATTCTAGTAAGCACGTTTAAATGCACAGTATATGTAGTATTTGCATCCGGGGTTGGATATACGCTTATTGTTGGTGATATTTGTTTATCTACAAAAAACTGCAAAGGCGTTCCTGTTGATGATTTGTTGGGTACCGCAGAGTAATCGCTTCTTGATAGTCTAGTCATTTGTATGTCTGAGTTTTCAGAATTTACAGTTTGTCTCATAAATGCATCTAAGACATCAATTGCTGCTGTGCTGTCTGTTTGGTCAATATTATAAGATGTTGTACCTGCGACCATGGTTATGGTTTTTTCTTTTATAGTCCACTGATTTAGACCACGGTTTGCCCATTCAGCCAACAATAAATTAAGACTTCTTCTAGCTGTTCTTAGGTCGTAAGCAGTTCTTAGCTCTAAGCCACACCTTTCAAATGCCTCTTCAATGTAATCGGCTACATCTAGTTCAAAGTTTTTTGAGCCTGATACTGCCATAATTTACTTCTTAAGTTTTCCGCCTCTACCAAGTTTTTTGACACCTGCTTTGCCACCCATACGCATTTTTTTAACGCCTGCTTTACCGCCACCCATCATCTTTACAACACCTGATTTTGGCATAGCTCCACCGCCTGCCATTTTAACAACACTGCTGTCTTTCATGGATTTAGCTAATTCAGATTTGTCTGAGTTTGACAATCCGCCTACTAACTTTTTGAGACCTTTTAATGATTTTGCCATTATTTACTCCTTCTTTTTAAAATATTTTGGAAATCTTCTACATTCCAATTATTATAATAACCTATTTTTTGCAATCTTTCAGACGCTTTGTTTAATTCATCCAATCTTTGCATGAAGACCATATTATAGCTTTCTTCAAAATGTGGCTCAAAGTGTTCTTGTTCTACCACTTCTTTTGCTTCATGGTCTTGATGAAACCCCATTACCCAAAGGTTATGCGGTTGCAAATAAGAGTTTAACATCAATATTCTGCTATCAAAATGAAAAGCATCAACATCCATGTTTAAATCACAATATATAACAACATCCTTGTCTTTGGGAAAATCTTTGCTTATGTCAATTAAATCTGTCCAATAAATACAATTAGACAAAACCACATTTACCTTTTCTGTTTCCCATGTTTTTTTAGCAAAAGGACATACAGGGTCTTCAGTTTCTAAAACCTCTTTTGACCAATCTCTAATTTCTTCTTTTATAGAAGCCTGCGTAATCATTTTGCAAATGTTTTTACATTAGTTGGCTTACCACCAACTCCTTGTTTTTTTGACCTTTTTCTACTTACTGCTGATTTTTTTTCTGACTTAGACATTCTATTAGCAACTGCTTTGGGTACGCATTTAGGGTATTTTCTTTTAGAGCCTTTGGCTTTTTTTCTACCACAACTGTCATAGCCACCACCTTTTTTTGGAGAACCTATGTCAACCCATTCTTCTTTAAACCATTTACCTAAACCCATTACCTACCACGCATTTTAGTAACTTTTCTTCTAGGCTCCATCACAGCACCACAACCTTTTGCTATAAAGCCGCCTGTACTTGCTTTAATTACACCACCTGTAGCAGCTTTTTTAGCTCCTGAATATTTACCGCCTCTTTTCTTGTATGTTTTTACAAGCCAAGCATTTGCATAAGCAGAGGGGTAAACGTCAAATTTTCTTTTAGCTTCTGATTTTACTCTGCTATATAAACTTTTATTGGTTACATTGCTTGGTGTTTTTGATTTAGCCATTAGCACTTCCACCTTTTTCTTGCTTGCCTAATTCTTGAATTAGGGTCGTTTCTAGTTTTAGCAGAGCTACGCTTTAATTGTCCTAAAGACCTTGCGCAATAAGACTTACGTCTTTTAGCTGCTTTGCTACCTTTTTTAACTTTGCCTGTTACGGCTGTTTTGAGCTTTGACCCGGGATTAGCCTTTCTATAAGCTTTCACACCTTTCTTGGTCATGCCCGCACCTGACTTGGTAGGGCGATAATTACCGCCCTTTCCAGTCGTCTTTTTTATAGGCTTGGCTTTTTTTCTAGGCTTTTTTACTGCCATAAGAAATTTTAACCGTAGTTCTTAATAAGTGTAAGGACTATGACATAGGTATCACCACTGGTATGACCAGTCGTGGTTAAAGCTATGTCTCCAGTTTTTCCACTAGCTGCAGCAGTATTTAAAATACCACCAAATTCAGAAAAATCTTCTGAATCTGCATAGTCAGAGTTTAGGTCCCAACACACAGTATTGGTGTCAGCAACCCATAAGAGCCTTGCACTCATGCCAAAAGTAGAATAAACAATCTTTCCAAGCTTTACGCCTGTGCATGCTTGCCCATTACTACTTGATGATAAGGCGCTTACATCTACCTTGGTGACAGCAGACTCGCCTGTGCCATCAGAGGTACTTGTAAGCTGAATTACAGCCAGTCTTTCACCATCTACTATAGTTGTTGATGTTACTGCATCTGCCATAATCTACTCCTTATGCGTCAGCAAATGGTGTTACTATTGTTCCTGAACCAACTAATAATGAATCATGAACAAGGTATGTAGCTGTATCGATAGCTGTAACCTGTACAACACTACCGACTATACCGCCCTTTGTAGAACCATTTAAAGTCATAACATCGTTAGAAGCTCCCGGTACAAAAGCTTTTTTTGCTCCATCGTCTACAGCAACAATTACTGCGCCTTTAAACTTGTCAGTACCATCAGTTAAGATGTCTAAGTCTGTTGCTGCTGTTTCTATATAGAAATAGAAAGAAGCACCAATGTTATTAGCCTGATTAGGGTCTGTTGGGTCGCTTGGTGTTGTTGTAACAATTGATGGTAAAGTAAATTTACCGTCTGCATCATTACATAATAAAATTTTGCCTGCATGTGAATCAACAGTTAGTGTTGTATCTGCTGTTAAGCTAACACTGCTGTTTACACCTGCTGTAATAAATCCTGCCAATGACTTGACTGGACCTGAGAATGTTGATTTTGCCATAATTTCCTCCTAAGGAAATAAGTCTTACCATCTTGGCTTGTCTGCTAGGTCAGTTGGTAAAACAAGTTAATTAATCCTAGTCTATTGATTGTATATTAGTTTTAGAAATAAAAAAAGGGAGCCGAAGCTCCCCTTATTGGTTTTAAGAACCTTAAGCTCCTTGAGAACCAAAAACTCCACGCCAGTTAGAGACACCAAATGAGTATCTTTCTCTAGCTCTATACCTAATGTTACCTGTTGAAAATTCAGGTTCCATAGAAGTTTCCATTCCTGTTCTGTTGAACATTTTTAGACCTTCTCCATCTGCATTAACCGATGTCATAATGAAATAAGCATCAGGGTCATTTAGATAATGGTTTACGCTGAAACCATTTGGTATTGAAGATTGGTTTTTAATTGAGTTAATGTCATTATCTGATGTTGACACTCTACCCGGAGTATTTAAAAGTCTATC